GCGCCAAGGAAGATCGGCGCGCGCACCATGGGCCACGGCTGCATTGCTGCCAATGCCAGGAATTCTTACCGGGTGGGGGGATGGTCGAAAGAACCAGAGGCGGGGCCATCCGCGGCGCGCCGTCGCCCGATTTGAACTACCTCCAATGTTTTCTGGTCCTACAAAAAAAACTATTTTAGCGACATTGGTCTGATCCGGGCTTAACGTGCTGGGATCGTTGCCTAACCGTAGGAGGAACCAATGCCGCGCATTTCCGCCGCTGCCCTGGGAGTGGTTCCGGTCTTTGAGGTCGACTTTCCGCCGCCGGCTCACCTAAACGACGCCGAGGCGACGGTCTTTCGCGATGTCGTTGGAACCGCCGACCGAGGCCATTTCCGGCACGAGGATCGCGAGCTACTTGCGATGTACTGCGTACACGTTATTGAAGCCCGTGCCCTAATGAGGAAAAAGCGGCGAACAGCGGAGCAGCAACGTGACCTCCGTGCTACGACCGCCCTCGTCATGTCCCTGTCGACCAAATTGCGACTTGGACCGAAGAGCCGCGCTCCCGACAATCGCCGCGCAGCATCTGCGGGCCTGGAGGGCGGACTAAAGCCGTGGGAACTAGGGCAGCACCCAGACGATGATGCCGAGCCACCGGATCCGGCAGCTGAACAGGCGAGCCCTCGGACCACGCGCTGGTAAGGCCCCTCCGCGTGAGCGCGCGCGGGGCGCTGGCCTAAAAAAGGCCTCGCGAACGGAAGGCAACGCGAGGCCAAAGTGCCAATGAACGATCACAGCCTAACGCGCCGGGCACGCTGGCGCAAAGGAGATCGTTCGTGCCACTGCTCTCGCTCGACGACGACGAGCTTTCCGACCTGATGCATCTGGCCCAAGCGGTGCCGGTCGAGCGTCGCGGCGCGTTCCTCGAAGCCGTCGCGTCTGCGCTCGGCGACATGTCGACGGTCGCTCCCGGCGGCCTCTATCGTACCGCCGCCGCTTTGCAGAGGAGCTACGTCAACGCACCGACACTGCGCGCCGAGCGCTTTGCCTGATTAAACAAATGGCGCGGCGGTGGCCGGGGCGGAGGGGCATGGGCCGCTGTCTGCGTCCCTTCGACATTACCCCGCTGCCGATGCTGTTTTCTTCTGTCGGATCAGATTTTTGCACCGGGTCGAACATCCAGCACTTCGGCACCGGGGAATAGTCGCTTGATGGCCGCAATAGGCTCAAAAGCTTCAATGTTAGCAATGATTGCCGCAATCTCATCGGGCGTGACCCAGATTACCGCATCGCCGTGCAACTCGCGCACCCGCTGCGCCGTAGCCTTCTGCTGGCCAATGGCGACGCGGAACCCGGTGCGACTGTCCTGGCCCAGCATGTAGGCATCGTCGGGCTCGGTGGACCGCTCCAATGTCTGAATAGCGACGGCATAACCGCGGCACAGCGCAGCGCCGTGTAGCTCGATCTCTGCGGCTGTGCCGGTAACCAATGCCCGATCAAATAGGCCGCGCTGATCGATCAGCCGGCGATGAATGTCGGCATCAACGCGTTTCAAAGCGGTCAGCGTCCACCGGGTTTCGAACGGCAAGGCAGCCTCAGCCACTGCCGCCTGCCACCGGCTGATCGCCCGATGCTCATGAAGGGTCAGCGGCGCCCTCATTGGCTAACCTCGCTGCGCCAGCCGGGCGGGCCGACATTATCTCGACGAACGGACGAGACAGGACGGGACAGGGACATATCCCGGGACAGGGTGCCTCTAAAGAGGCACCTGTCCTGTCCCGGGTAAAATGTCCCGTCGGGACACCAGGGACAATTGTCCCGCTTTGTCCCGGGTGTCCCGCTTGTTTTGTCTGTATGGTCCCAGTCATCTGCTACTCGCTTCGTCCTGCGGATTGACGAGCCAAACCACCGTGATGCCGCCGCCGACATCGCGCACGCCGACGAGGCCTTGTTCCTGTGCCGCCGTAACGGCGCGATAGAATGCCTTGCGCCTCACGGTCTGTTTGGTCGCGGCATCCCCTTCGGCTGGGTAGGAACGATAGAACTCCTGGCGGGCAATCTCGATGTCGACGGCGCGCACCGAAGGACCGTCTGCGAATGGCCGCTGCTCGCGGCCATGGTCGACTAAGACGTTCATCAACACCTGCCGCAGCAGACGCAAAGACTTTGACCAGCGCTCGCGGCGATCTGGCTGCTGTTTGCCCTTGGCCCCCCAATTGACCACCAGCGACGTAATCCGGCTGCCGCACTGATCCACGCCAAGATCCACCGATTGCACTGTGAAGGGGAATTCCTCGCCGCTCGGGCCGCTGCGGCGTTTGCGCGTGGCCAAGCGGGTATCAGTGACCTCGCCGCTGACTGACTTGGCACCGAGCAGTGCCAGCACCAGATCGGCGGCGCCTTCCTTGGCCGAGGTACCGCGCGTTCCGGTTTCGGCGCTCTTGCCGAAATGATCTACACCTAACACCAACGCTCCGGTGCGCTGTGACACCTGTTCCAGCACCTGCATGATCGCCTGTCCGATGGCGGCGTCACTTTCCTCGCCAAGCTTGCTGAACCCGGCCGCGGCAACCATAGTGTCGATGACGATGAGCGCCAGCGGTAACCCAAACTGCGCATGCATATGTTCGGCGGCTTCCTGTGCAAGTTTTACTAAGCCGGCAAGAGCGCTCCGGCTCATCAGTGGCGGGCAGCTTTCGGTCCAGGCGAAGGGCACACGCTCGACGATGTGCGGATATTTGTGTTCCAGCACCGCTTGCAGCCGGATGGCGATTTCGTTGCTGCCCTCAACAGCGATGAACAGAACACCGCCTCGGCGGATAATCGGAAAATCGATGAAAGTGGCGCCAACCATCACCGCGGCGGCGAGATCGAGCATGACAAATGTCTTGAAGAGACCCCACTGTCCGGCGACGAGGCCCTTGCCCGTTTCCGGCAGCAGGTTTTGTGCTAGCCAGGCTCTGCTTTCCGTCGGCTCGACGTCGCCGTGCCAATGCAACGTGGATGTTTTCGGTTTGGCCTGTTCGGCTGTGTCGGCGTCGGCGGCTGCATCGGCGGCCTCGGCTTGGCGTTCTTTCACCTCGGGGTGCTTGGCTAGCCAAGTTTCGCACATCTGCCGGATGGCGCGTTCCTCGCGGCGCCAGTTCCAGCGTTCGCCGAACTGGCCAGCGGCGGCGCGCGTGGCGGCCAGGACGATATCGACGGCTTCGTCGACGGTGCGGCCATGGTTGAGCAAGCTGGCCGTGACCTGGACTTGCGTCGCGTGAATGCCGGCCTCGCCGGCGCCTTGATACGTCATCGCGGCAAGCCGCGCTTCGACATCAATCGGTGGCCTGGTGCCGAATCGTGCGGCGACCGCCAGCCACGGATTGTCGCCCTCGGCGGCACCGTCACGGCCGTTGCGGCTACTTGGCAGTCGCCGGATTATCGGCGACGTCATTTCCAGCCATTCGGCCAAATCCTCGAGCTCATAGCGCAGCGGCCGGTCGGCAATGACGCGCACCTCGATCCAGGCGCCGAATTTGGTGTTGTGGCTGCCAGGCAGCCTCATAAGCCGCGATGCTTCGGCACAAGAAAGATCGCCGCCGAGATAATCGGCCAATAGGCGCAACAGCGCTTCGACGCGCTCGATATTCTCCGGCGTCGCTTCCAGCGCTTCCTTAAAAAGCCAATAGCAATGCAATCCGCCGCCGCTCGCCACCACCTTCGACGGCAGGTGCATGAGCTGGTGCAGCTTGTGTTCGGCTTCCTCAGGGCAGTCGGCAATCGATTTAAAATCAATATCGACCTGCAGGCCATTAAGTTCGGCCAACGTCGCCTTGCTGCGCGTCGCGCTGCCCGGTTTCACGGTGGCGACGGCAAAATACAGCGCCCTATGAGGCCGATCCCATTTCTTCAGGAAGGCTTCGACGTGCTCCGGCTCGCGCGTAGCGACGTGGCGCTCGCCGGGCTCGCGCTCTTTGGCGTCAGCGTTGGGCAGCGACGATAGATAGACAGGCGCGACGGTCGCGGCGCCGAACATGTCGGCCAGGAACGCGCTGGCAACGGTGTTGGTATCCGCGACCGTCATAGTGCATCACCCTAGAACCGGGGCTGCGCTGCGTCGGCTTTCGGCGCCGGCTTATTGACCGTTGTTTTGGCGGCCGTCGACTTGGGCGAAGGTGGCTTCGGCTTCTCAGTGGTGGCGGGTGCGTCGTCGCCACCGTCGTCCTTGGCCACCCAATCGATGATGGTGAACACCGGAAATTTGATACGGCCACGCTTACGATCGCGGTGCAGGTAGCTATCGACACCGAGCTCGATCACTGGCCACTTGTCCGGCTGCTGCCGCATCTGCTTGCCGTATTCCTTGCACAGTTCGCCGATGGCGCTCAGGCCACCCTTCGACGACGTGGTGAAGGTGTAAAGTTCGCCGGTATCGAGATGGCGCAGCACCAGATAGTTGGTGAACTGCCAAGGATCTTTCGGTTCGCCGTCATCGTCGATTTTCCACTGCGACTTATCTAAGTCGCTGAGATCGGCACGCCGTTCGGGTTGATAGCCCTCAGCGACCAAACCTATTTTGTGTTCGGTCGGCGCGTCGTCCCACCAGCGCACCCAGCCGACCAGCAGGGTATCCATCAGACCGACAAGGCGGCCGCCGATCGCAATTTCGATTGCATCGGCAGCAGGGCCGGCGAAATAACTGCCCTTGTTGAACTTCAACAGCGCGCCTTCGATTGAGCGCGCTGTTGCGGCGTCGCCGTACTGTTCGAACAGGTTCTTCTGTTCGTCCGCCGGCAGTGTTGTCTTTCGTTTTGCGATATCATTCATGCTAGTCCTCTTTTCTGGCCTATTTCAGATCATCGGACTGTCCGGTGATCCGGATGACGAGGCGGTCGGTAGGCTCACCGACCGTCTCGTATTCGGCGAGATCGATGCCGGCTGCGGCAGCGGCCTCGCGAATTGCTTTCATGTCGTAAGAAGGCCGGCCCTTGACGGCCGACCAGGTGACGCTGACACCGTCACCTTTGATCTGGCGCACGTCTTTGGCGCGCAGGCGCTCTTTGATCTCGTGCTCGATCTCGCGCAGCGCCACAGTGGCGGCTTCGACGTCGCCGCGCTGGCGCTTGGCGTCGCGGGCCAGATCAGAAATTTCGGCGACGAATTGGCTATCAGGTGGCGGTGTCTGTGGTGCCGTCGGCACGGCGTGACGGATCACACCGCAAGCTTTGGTAAAGGGACAAAACTCACACTCGCGTCCGCCGGCGATCCAGCCTTCGGGTTTCAACTCGGCTGGCGATGTCGCCACGGCGATTAACGTCGCCCGGCGCTTGGCATTGGCGAACACCACCGGATTGAAGCGCACCGGGAATTCGGTGATCTCGTCAAGGAAACTGGCGTTGACGCAGGAGATCACAGCCCATTCCGGCCGGTACTTCGTAAGTTCCCGGAACAGGCCAATCTGCACTTGCGCCTGGAAGACGTGCTCAGGTCTTGCGGCGTCCAACTTGGCGCGGGGATCTAGCGTCTTGCATTCGACAACGAGGCTGCCATCGCCACCGATATCTATGACGCCCAGGCCGTCGAGGACGTCGGTCGGTTGCCCGAGCAACAACCCGTCGGGTGTCGCCGACAGAAAGCCGGATACCAAGGTTGTCTGATCGGCGCCGGCATAGAGCAATTTAGCACCATAGCGAGTCCGCAAGGCCGGCAGCCAAAAGTGATCCTCAAATAACCGGCCCCGTAACGTGGCGCCCCAAACATCGCGATAGTCTTCGTCGCAGGCGGCGCCGTAGATATGATCGCCTTGGTTCTTTGCGTAATAGACCTTGCGAGCGCACTGGCCGACTTCGCTGGCGCCGACGGTATTCTCTCTGCCTTCGAAGGAGCGGCCGGTGGCTTTGGCATAGGCGAAAAGCGCGTCGCTAATCACGCAACACCTCGCAGATTTGTAGAAAGACGGTGGCCGGCTCGCCGGGCAGCGGATTGTCTTCACGTGTTACTGGATGCGGCTGTGCACCGTGCTCGATGGGTGCGCGTGCCTCCGCTATTCGTCTCAGCGTAGAGCAGTTCCAGAGCCACACCGCGAACGCGAAGGCGAATTCGTTGATGCGTGGGAGAGGTCCTTTCATGTGCGCGCCTCCGCACCCTGAGCGGACTTGACCTTGGCCAAATCCGCTTTCTTCTCCTTGGCAATTTTCAACAAAGCATGAGCCACACGTTCGGTGTGTACAGGCGACCGAAGCTTGGCAGCTATGGCAAGGGCAATGTCGCGGGCATCGTCGTTGAGAGACCAAAGATCGCCGCCATCCGCATAGCGAAGCCTTTCCTCTGCATGGTGAAGATTTTTGAGGGCCGCGACGTATTCGGTTTTCAGCTTGGCGTATGCCGACACCTTATTGGGCGCGACGTTCGGGTCCGGCACGATGGTCGATTTTTTCCAACGCCGGACGACACAGTTCGGGTGGTTGTATGCGATCCGCTCAGTGGTGGTCAGCGTAGAACGCCATTTCTCGATTTCAGGCAGATTGGCCATGACTTCGAAGAGACGGGCACGGACACCTTTATCCAGATCGAAACCGTACCTTTTGAGCAGAGCGGAAAATACGGCATTGTAGTTCCTACCGCGGGGCTCATTGGTGAAAGCCTCGCGCATCGCCTCGGTGCGGATGACGCAATGAGCGGCACCGATCAACAGCCAGTCATTCCAAGAGTGGTCGCCACGAATGCGACCCCAAGCGACTTGGCCAAGGCGAACCGCCTCGTCATTTGATCGGTTGACCTGGGTCAACCCATCATCGGATTGACCGGTCCGCTCGGCACCACTATCTGTGCAGACGTCGATGTGCGGCATCGACCTGTTCCTTCTGGAAAGTGCCGGAGGTCGCTGGGTGGCTTCCTCCTTAAAGTGTCGCGACCCGCGACCCCCGGCTTGCCGTCCCTGGTGATCGCCTTCAACGCCGAACGGCGAGCGTCGGGCGAAACTTCCTTACTTGCTGCTGTTGAGCATCAGCGCGTGCCCAACGCGTATGCCGGTGCGCCTCACGCTGAGATGGATGACTTTGTCAGGATGATTGCGCAGGATGGAATCCCACGACAGCGAGGACAGTTCCTCGGCCTCCTTGGGCTCTACGATCCGTAGAAACTCAATGGGCCACTTCAACAAGTCGTCGGTTTCGGGCATCTTGCGCTCTCTTGAGTTAAGGCGCAGGCAACTGCACCCTTCCGCAAAAGAGCTAAGCGACGTCCTGCGCGTCGCCAGCCGCATCAAAACTTCAAAACGGGTTTCGATGTCGTTATTTTTTTAGGCAACGATAGATAGTCGACTTTGAGACGCCGAAATGCCTAGCGAGTGCAGTCTGACTGGCCGGCTTATTGGTGGCCCGACGGCGCTCTTTCTCTGCCTCCACTATTTCCGGAGTGAGTTTAGGAGGGCGGCCCCCAAGATTGCGCGAACGCTGGAACAGTCCAGCCTGCCTTGCCTGAAGTTCCACCACTTCCTGCGCGACCCGCGCCATATAAGCTTCGGCGCTCTCCATCTGCCGCGGCGCCACAACAACGATGGGCTTGAACAACGGCGTCGAAGAGTGTGCTTTCGTCCGCGACGCTTTTGGGGTAGTCTTTTTAGCGCCCAATGTCCGCTCCTCGCAAGGTTGGCTGTTGGGTTCAAAGGGGCCGCTCAACGTGCAGCGTTGGCGGCCCTATCAGTTAAACCATTACATCTCTTTTTTACGAGCTTCCGTTTCGTTGATTTCGATCATGAGGCGCGCAGCGGGACCACGTTCTCGCCAACAATGATGGCGATATGATCGGCCCATCGCATCAGCGCGTCGGCAATCTCGTCCGCGTATTCGTACAAATTGTACGTTCCCTCGATGGCGGCCTTCGCGTGGTTGACGCAAGCCTCGCCGATGTGCGGCGCCACGCCGAGTCGGCCCAAGCCCGTCCGAAACGTGCGGCGAAGATCGTGCAACGTCCAATGCGCCAGCGGCGCTTCGGCGGCGGCGATGCGGCCCAGCAGCACCTTGGTCTGATACGCCCACCCGGAGAAGCCATTGGCGCGTTGGCCGAACACGAAGGCGCGCCCGTCGCGGCGCGGCGGCAGCGTCGCTAGCGCCAGCGGCGGCAGCGTCAGCCGATGCGCCCGGCCGTTCTTTGCGCGGTTGGCGGCAATCGTCATGATGCCGTCATCAATCTCGTTCCACCGCAGCCCGCCAATTTCCTCGCGGCGGCAGCCGGTCAGGATCAGCAGCCGGATGATGCGGCCGAAATCGGCGCCGTTGTTGTCGCCGTCAACTTCGCAGGCCCGCCAAACGGCCGCAAGCTCGCGGTTGGTCAGAACACGGTCGCGTGGCTTGCTGCCCTCGCGCGGATTGTTGGTGTTAAGGGTCGGGTTACTGTCGCATAGCCCTTCGCGTTGCGCCCAAGCGAACAGCGCCGACAGCTTGGCCCGCGCGGCGTGCGCGGAGCTGCGGCCGTTCGCCTGGATTATCTCTTGCAGCCGCGCCGCCACATCGGCTCTCGCGATCTGACCGATGGGTCGATGGCCGAGCGGCTTCCAGTGCTCGGTGAGATATCGCTTGGACGCCCGATGGGTGTTCGGGCGCACGCTGTCCGCTTTGGAAGCCAAGTAGGTCGCGGCGACGGTCGCCAATGACAGCGTGGCGGCGGTGGCCGCGACGCGCGCCTTGGCCCTTTCGGCGGCCGGATCGGTGCCAAGCTCGACTTGCGCGAACAGACGCTGCGCCGCCTTGCGCGCGTCGGGCAGCTTGACCTTGCGGACATCGCCCAGGCTTTCCCGCCGCTGCTGGGTGCCGACGCGGTACTGCGCCACGTAGCGCTTGGCGCCGCCGCGCAGGCGCACGCCGAAGCCAGGCATGTCATCGTCCCAAATGATCTGGTCGTTCTTGTCCGCCACCATGGCGGCAATGCTCTCGGCCGTTAGCTTCACGCTCGCTCCCGTTTTTGCTGTCGCGGTTGCTTCCCACAGCGGCCTTGGTCATGGCTCGCGGCGATGGGAAGCGTATGGGAAGCAACGATATGCTTCCCTGTGCGCAGCACTGCTATAATCAGAAACGTGTGAAAAGCAAGAAAGCAGCGGGTTTCAGCGCTCTTGCATGCTCTTGCGTTCTTCTGCGGGAAGCGGTTTTATTTTTTCGGAAAACCGGATTCCACTTTTCCGGATCATGCTCTACGGCCGCAGATAAACGTAGCCTTGCGCCTGCAGTGCCGCGAGCTTCACGACGCCGCCT